TGATAAGTTTCCTTTTTCCTCTGATAGTAATGCTACAGATGTAGGCGACTTAACAGAGGTAAGATATGGAGGAGCTGGACAATCAAGTACAGCGTCTGGTTATACCTCTGGAGGTACTGTTCCTGGATTTAGTAATGTAATTGATAAATTTCCTTTTTCCTCTGACTCCAATGCTACTGATGTAGGCGACTTATCAGAGGCAAGATATGCTCCTGCAGGACAACAAGTATGACCCTAACGAATCCTCGTTCGTCTCAAATAAACACGGCAGACATCGAGCAAACTGCGTTTGCTTCAAATGCTCAGGTTGATACTTTACAATCTAATCTAAGCTCTTTCGCCTCTTATTCTAACTCCACTTTTTCAACAGGTCCCTCTTTTACTGCAGGAGTACTCTTTGATGAACCGATTAAACTTATACCGTCAGAAAACGCAAACTCAGCCTATGCTACTAGCAATGTAATTAGTATCGTAACGCCAGTTAATTCTCGCGACAATCTGCTAGTCTATTTAGACGGGCTTCTTCAGCATCCTGATACTTATATAGTTAATGGTGCTACTCTACAGTTCGCAAACGTAGAACCAATTCCTTCTAGTCTCACAGTTGGGGTTCGTTATCTACAAACCTCTAACCTTGTGGTTGATACTGCAACGGCTAACTCTATAGTAGGCGCTAATGGTATGTTAGCTTGGGACTATGAGAGCAAAAGGTTACGCGTGTACGATGGGTCAACTGTTGGAGGTTTATACGCGAATGCGGTTCAATCAGTTTTTACTTCTCAAGGAAGTGTAAGCGGTTATACTTCAGGAGGAGGTAATCCTGTTGGAAAAGATACAATTGATAAATTTTCCTTCTCAAGTGATGGTAACGCAACTGATGTCGGTAATTTAAGCACAACTATTAGGCAATGGGTTGCAGGACAAAGTTCTAGCGCACATGGATATACTTCGGGCGGAACTCCTCCTATAACAGATACAATAGACAAGTTTCCTTTTTCTGCAGATTCAAATGCTACAGATGTTGGTAATTTAACTTTAGCAAGATGGTTTTCCGCAGGTCAGTCTAGTACAGCGAGTGGTTATTCTTCGGGAGGTGGTGCACCTACTATTGATAATACTATTGATAAATTCCCATTTGCTGTAGATGGTAATGCTACCGATGTGGGCGATTTGACTGTATCTAGACAAGGTACAGCAGGGCATTCAAGCAGTATATCTGGTTATACTTCAGGCGGAACTCCTGGCCCTCTTAATACAGTAGATAAATTTCCCTTTTCCTCGGATGCAAATGCAACAGATGTAGGAGATTTAACGCAGGCTAGATTTTATAATACTGGACAAAGCTCCGCTACTAATGGATATAGTTCTAGTGGTTTTGCCCCTGGCACAGTTAACACAATAGACAAGTTCCCTTTTGCAGCAGACTCAAGTGCAACTGATGTAGGGGATCTATCACAAGCAAGGTATGGGCCAGCAGGTCAGTCAAGTACTACAAGTGGTTATACTTCTGGTGGGTATAGTGCACCTACTGTCGTTGATACGATTGATAAGTTTCCATTTGCTGCTGACGGTAATGCTAGTGACGTAGGTAACTTAACTCAAGCTAGACAACACTCAGCAGGACAACAAATATGATTAGACGTCTTTCACCAAAAATGTTATCTATCTCTTCAAACGCTGAGGTCGCAACTTCAGCGACAGGCCCTGCCGGCTCGATTCGTTGGAATTATGAAGATGGTACTCTTCATATCTATGATGGAATCACTCCTGGAGGGTTTATACTTAGTCTAAGTGCGGAAAGTGGGGGCAGTGCTGGTGTACAACCAGGAGGAGTGTTATTTACTACAACTGGTACGCATTCTTGGACAGCTCCCGAAGGAGTTACTTCAGTTTGTGTAGTCTGTGTCGGTGGTGGTGGCGGTCCTGCTGCTAATATTAACGGTGCATCAGGTGGTGGCGGTGGCGGTCTTGGATGGAAAAACAACATATCAGTGACTCCTGGACAGTCTTATACAGTTGTTGTGGGTGCTGGCGGAATAAGAACAACGTCGGGAACAGCTGGTGCAGGAGGTAAGAGTTACTTTATAAGTGACGTTACTGTGGCAGGAAATGGTGGTGGTGGTGGAGTTACTGCTTCCAATATAGGTGGCACTGGCGGAACTTTTGTTGGCGATGGTGGTGGTAATGGTGGAACTGGCGGAGGTAGGAACTCGTCAACAGCACAGGCTGGCGGCGGTGGCGGAGCTGGCGGTTATTCTGGTAACGGTGGCAGAGGCGGACAAGGAGTAAATACTTCCATTACAGCACTAGCAGGACAAGGCGGCGGTGGAGGTGGTGGCGGCGGTGCTGGCGCCTCCGACACCGGGGGATCTGGCGGTGGCGTAGGAGTATATGGAGAAGGCGCCAACGGAGCAGCAGGAGCAACCACCGCATCGGATGGACGTGGCGGGTTTGGGGGATCGGGTGGTGGCGATGCTAGTCTTGCTTCAACATCAACAACAGCTGTAAATATATATAGTACATCCGCCTTTTCAACGCCGGGACTTTATGGTGGTGGTGGTTGTGGTGCAGATAATACAAACAATGAACAGGCACCTGGCTCCAAGGGAGCAGTAAGAATTATTTGGGGCGCTGGACGGGCATTCCCTTCTACCAATGTAGACGCAGAATCTTCTACTGCAGGGGAGACAACTGTATGATAACCCTATTTAATACTCAACTACTTGATACGTCAATGAACTCGGCTACTCTAGCTAATACAGTTGGAGCGAACGGTCAGATCTCGTATGACTATGAAGAGGGTAAGATATATGTGCATGATGGGTTTGGTAATCTATTTTCTAATACAGTATCAGAACCTTATACCTTTCAAGGAAGTGTGAGTGGTTACACTTCTGGAGGACTTCCGGGGCCTGTAAATACTGTAGATAAATTTCCGTTTAGTACAGATGGTAACGCTACAGATGTAGGAGATTTGACAGTGTCACGAGATACTCTTACAGGACAAAGCTCTAAAACAAGTGGTTATTCCTCTGGAGGGGGAGGCCCCTTAGGAGCATATAGTACAATTGATAAATTTCCATTCTCAACTGATGGAAATGCAACTGATGTAGGTGATCTAACAGTAGCCAGAACTTCTGGAGCTTCTGGGCAGTCAAGCAGTATATCAGGTTATGTTTCCGGTAATACTACTACAATTGACAAATTTCCTTTTGCTGTGGATAGTAATGCAACAGATGTAGGAGATTTATCTGACGGTAGATCAAGTTTAGCAGGTCAAAGTTCTAGTACAAACGGATATGCTTCTGGAGGGGCTCCAGAAAATCCTACAATAGATAAGTTTCCATTTTCTACCGACTCCAATGCTACTGACGTAGGGGATTTAACTCAGGGTAGAAGAATAGTTTCTGGACAAAGCTCTAGTACTCATGGTTATACTTCTGGTGGTAGAGATACAGTAACAAATGCTTTAGATACTATAGATAAGTTTCCTTTCTCTACTGACTCCAACGCAGCTGATGTAGGAAATTTAACTGTAGGTAGGTATGCCTTATCCGGACAGTCTAGTAAAACCTCTGGTTATGCCTCAGGAGGCAGAAGTCCTGCTTCTAATGTGATTGATAAATTTTCTTTTACATCTGATGCTAACGCAACTGATGTCGGTGATCTTACTCAAGCAAGATATAATGCAGCAGGACAACAAACATGATAGACTATATTACACCTTCAGCAATAGATATAAGAATTACTGATGGCGCTAATATTGTAGGAGCTAACGGTCAAATTTCATTTGACACAAGCTCAAATACATTGTATATTTATGATGGAGTAACTATGGGAGGTCGGTACTCAATAGCTAGTGAATATGTAGCTCCTCCACCCCACACTCTTCAAGGATCTACTAGTGGTTATTCTTCAGGAGGTTCTCCTCCTTCAAGTAATGTAATAGATAAATTTCCATTCTCCTCAGATGCCAACGCTTCAGATGTGGGAGATTTAACACAAGCTAGAAGTCAACCAGCAGGCCAAAGTTCAACAGAAAATGGTTATACTTCTGGAGGAAATACTCCTCCTAGTGTAAACACTATAGATAAGTTTCCTTTTGCTGCTAACGCAAATGCCGCAGACGTGGGAGATCTTACCCAAGGTAGATATACTTCAGCAGGTCAATCTAGTGCTGAATCTGGTTATACTTCTGGAGGATCTCTTCTGCCTTCTGCTACTTCTTATAGTACTATAGATAAATTTCCTTTCTCTATAGACAGTAGTGCAAGTGACGTAGGAGATTTAACTGGTTCTAGACATTCAGTAACAGGTCAAACTTCTAGTACAAGTGGATATACTTCAGGAGGTATATCCCCTCTAAATACAATAGATAAGTTTCCTTTCAGCTCAGATTCAAATGCAAGTGATGTGGGTGATCTAACTCAAGGCAGATATCGTTCGGCTGGTCAATCAAGTGATGTTTCAGGTTATACGTCTGGAGGGGTTAATCCTGCTTCAAATGTTATAGATAAATTTCCTTTTGCAGCAGATGCCAATGCTACCGATGTAGGTGATCTCACACAGGCAAGACAGCTGGTAGCAGGTCAATCTAGCACTTCTTCTGGTTACACAACTGGGGGCTTTGATGCAGCAGTAACAAATATAATTGATAAGTTTTCTTTTTCTGCAGATTCAAATGCTACAGATGTCGGAAATTTAACACAATCAAGATTTGGACCTACAGGACAACAAGTATGACAATATCTAAAATACCTACTTATATGATTTCAACGACATATGATAATGCAAAGATTGCTGTAGGCTCAAATGTAATCTATAGTACAGCTAATTCTAGTTTTATAGTTACATTAGCATTTATGAATGGTTATACTTCAGCAGGTACGACAAATGTTAACACAATTGATAAGTTTCCTTTTGCTACAGACGCAAATGCAACAGATGTTGGCGACTTAACTCAGAGTAGGCAATGGGTTGTAGGACAAAGTTCTAGTACGCATGGTTATACTTCGGGTGGTTCACCTATAACAGATACAATTGATAAATTTTCCTTTTCTGCAGATGGCAATGCTACAGATGTTGGTAACTTAACTCAATCAAGATGGTTTCCTGCAGGGCAATCTAGCAATGAAAATGGTTATGCTTCAGGAGGGGGTAGCCCTACTACAACTAATACTATTGATAAATTTTCTTTTACAGCAGATGGTAATGCTACCGATGTAGGCGATTTAACTGTATCCAGACAAGGTGCGGCAGGACAGTCAAGTGATGCGTCTGGTTATACTTCAGGTGGAACTCCTGGACCTCTTAATACAGTAGATAAGTTTCCATTTAGTTCTGATGCTAACGCAGCTGACGTAGGCGATATAACGCAGGCTAGATTTTATAATGCCGGGCAGAGTTCATCTACTAATGGATATAATTCTGGAGGTTTCTCACCTGGTGCAGTTAACACGGTCGATAAGTTTCCTTTCTCTTCAGATAACAATGCAACTGATGTAGGTGATCTTTCACAAGCAAGGTATGGATCGGCAGGTCAGTCAAGTACTACAAGTGGTTATACTTCTGGTGGAGCAACTCCTCTGACGCCAAATTTAAATACTATTGATAAGTTTCCATTTGCCTCAGACGCAAATGCTACAGACGTTGGAGATCTTACCCAAGGTAGATACCACTCAGCAGGACAACAAGGATAACACAGGAGTAAGCTATGGCACAACTTTTAAGTAATACAACAATAGCCAACTCTAGTATAGCTGTAAGGCTGGTCTCAGAAGTTTTTGACACTAGCAGTAATTCTTTTACCCTTTCTACTGTAGTAGATTCTAATAATATTTTAGTAATAGTAGGAGGCGTACTAGAGTCTAACTTTTCTGTTAGCGTGCCAAGTGGCAATACTATAGTAACTCTTTCAGACTCTTATGTAGAAAACATACCCGTAGAAATTAGATATTTATCTAATTAAAAGTAGTGAGATAAACATGGCAATATTAAAAACAGGAACCACAGTAGGAGGACAAGAAGTTGTAGTATCTTTAAATACTGAAAGCTTTACTACTTCTGCGTCTTCTAATACTTTTACATTAAATCGTAGCACAAGTGCTGCTAATATATTTGTTACGGTTGGGGGCATTCTTCAAATACCCCAAACTAACTATATTGTATCTGGATCTACTTTACAACTTGCAAACTCAGATCCTTTAGTATCTAGCATACCTGTAGAGGTTAAGCACTTAGTAAAAGGTTAAAAATTTATTTTATACTTGCTTATCTTATTAAGTATGCTATAATAAAAGAAGAGAAATATAATGGCATTAAATAGATTACCTATATCTTTATTAAGTACTACTGAGAATGTTGCTAATAACAATGTTATTACTTGGGATTCTACTACTCAAAAAGTAACAGTTTCAGAAGTTCAATTAGGCGTAGCCTCTTTAGCTACTGCAGTAGGTAGTTCATTTGGTTATGCTTCGGGAGGACAACCTAGTTCAAACGCTATAGATAGATTTCCTTTTTCTACTAACTCCAACTCTAGTGATGCGGGGGACTTAACGATAGGTAGAACCTCTTTAGCAGGTCAGTCTAGTACTATAAGTGGTTATGCTTCGGGAGGTTTTCCTATTAGAAATGTAATAGATAAATTTTCGTTTGCTGCGGGAGGTAACGCTACAGACGTAGGAGATTTAAGTATAGCTAAACAGTCTGGAGTAGGACAATCAGGCACTGAGTCTGGTTATACTTCTGGGGGATTTACACCTACAATTACCGATTCAATAGATAAATTTCCTTTCTCTACAGATGCAAATGCTACAGATGTTGGCGATTTAACTCAAGCTAGAGTTAGTATGGCAGGTCAATCTTCTAATATTTCAGGATATAGTTCAGGAGGGCCAGGACCTGTTAATACAGTCGATAAGTTTCCTTTCTCTACAGATGCCAATGCAACAGATGTTGGCGATTTAACTCAAGCTAGAAATGAACCGGTAGGTCAAAATTCTTATGCTTATGGTTACAGTTCTGGAGGAAATACTCCAACTCGCGTAAATACTATAGATAGATTTCCTTTTGCAGCTGATGTTAATGCAACAGACGTAGCAGATTTAGGAGTTCTCAGAGGTTCTGGGTCAGGGCAAAGTTCTCAACAAAGTGGATATATAGCTGGAGGCTTTAATCCTCTTCTTAGCCCTTTTAATTCAAATTCTATTGAAAAGTTTCCTTTTGCTACTAATGCAAATGCAACTGATGTTGGAGATTTACGTAGATCAACATCTCTCTTAGCAGGACAACAAATATGATAGACATTTCATTTATCGAACCGCCTGCCTTTAAAAATGCAAATGCCGTTCTTCAGTATAATGGTTTATATTTTATATGGTCTTCTCGAATAAGTGGTTACACTTCGGGAGGAAGTCCTGGTAGCAATGTAATTGATAAGTTTCCTTTTTCTCAAGATGCAAATGCTACAGACGTAGCAGATCTTACGACTTCAAAAAGACTAATAGCAGGACAATCAAGCACAGAGTCAGGTTATGTCTCTGGAGGCACCGCCCCTCCTGTAATATATGTATCTACAATAGAAAAATTTCCTTTTGCAACAGACTATTACGCCGGTGAAATAGGTAGCTTATCACAGGCTAGATATGGCCCAACAGGTCAGAGTTCAGCAACTCACGGCTATAGTTCTGCTGGAATATTTGGGGCTCCAACTGCAACATATACTAATACAATAGATAAATTTTCGTTCTCTTCATCTGGAAATGCAACAGACGTAGGTGATACAACAGATATACGAAGAAGTAGCGGGGCTGGACAAAACTCTTCTACTCACGGATATTTTTCTGGAGGAGGCTCTCCTGTTAAAAATATCATAGATCGATTTCCTTTTTCCTCAGATGCAAATGCAACAGATGTAGGCGACCTCACACAAGGTAGATATCAAGCTGCAGGACAATCTAGTGATGTTTCAGGTTATACTTCTGGGGGAACTCCTCCGGCTGTAAATACAATTGATAAGTTTCCTTTTGCTACAAATGCAAATGCAACAGATGTAGGAGATCTTACTGCAGTCACATATACTACGGCAGGTCAATCTTCTAGTGTTTCGGGGTATACATCAGGAAGCTTTAGTAGCAATATAATTCAAAAATTTCCCTTTGCTACTGATACAAACGCTACAGATGTAGGCGATTTAACTCAATCTAGACATCAATCTGCTGGTCAACAATCTTCTTCATAGGGACTATATGAACTATTTACATTTTTGCGGCGGGCTTCCGCGTACAGGATCTACCGTCCTGATGAACATTCTCCAACAGAATCCAGTACTCTTTACTACAGCAACAGATCCGTTTCCATATATCCTACAAGAACAGATCTTAATTAAATCTCGATATACAGAAGCTTTTCAAGCAATGAGCTGTGAACAAGCAGATGATGCTATTTATGGAATGGCATTGGGTGCTACTCGTGGGTGGTATGAAGGATTAACCTCAAAGCCTATAGTAATTTCAAAAGCGCGACAGTGGAGTGGATTACATCATCTTTTTCCAGCTTCTAAGATTCTAGTTACAGTTCGTGATTTGAGAGATATTGTGGAAAGTTTTGATCGTGTCAACTCTCGTATTAAAGCTCTACATACTTTTAGTGATGATCATACTTTATATGCGTCCATGAGTGAAGAAGAAAAGCTACATTATCACTTTAAAGAATCTAATGCTTTTTCTTCTACTCTCCGTCATGAAATACCTAAGTATATTGATTTATTTAAACAAGATTCTAGCCGAGTAAAGTTTATTAGGTACGAAGACTTACTTAAAGATCCAGAATATATGTTACAACGTATTTATTCGTTCTTAGGGTTAGAATCTTATAAACACAACTTATCTAACATTTCTCAATCTGCAATGTTCGAGCACGACAATGCATATTTTAGAGAAAAAACAGATCACCATACTAAGCCTAGCTTAATTCCGTGGAAAGAGCCTATTCGAGTTCTTTCTGACAAATTTCATCAACAAGTTATTAAAGATAACAGTTGGTTCTATCGTTCATTTTATCCAGAGGTTTTACAATGAATCCCGCAGAATACTTTAAAAAAAATAAATATATCTATCTAAGCAATGTTGTTCCTAGAAATACTTGTGAAGACTTAACTAATTATATGTTTAGTCTCTATGATCAAGGCAAGCTCACAAAAGATGAACAGTGTCCTATGTCAGATAGTGTTTATGGAGATCCTATTTTAGATAATTTATTAAAATCTTTAGCAGAGCCATTATCTGCTCAACTAGGAGTTAAATTACTTCCTACATATACCTATGCACGTATCTATCGACCAGGAGAAACACTTGTTCGTCATATAGATCGTGAAGCTTGTGAAATTTCTGGTACTATGACTTTAGGGTTTGATCCTGGGTCAGGTATTTGGCCTATATTCTTTACAGGGCAGCAGGATGATATTGTTGGTAATTCTGTAGAGATTAATGTAGGTGACCTTGTTATGTATCATGGTAATGAGCTATGGCATTGGCGACCTGCTTATAAAGGTAAGTGGCAAGTACAAGTATTCTTTCATTATGTAGATGCTAATGGGCCTCATGCCTCTTGGGCAAATGATAAACGTGAAGCTTTAGGAATAGATAGACCAGTTATAAAAGAAGAGCCTAAGCCTCAACCTCTTGTGCTATCTAACCCTATTAAAAATGAAGAAAATGGTGTAGCCTTAAAGTCTAAAATTATTTCCGATGGTTTAATAATTAAAACTTGTGATGATGTGTTTCCAGGAGCTGTTAGCTATTATTCTGCGTTTAATCAGCCTTACTGTTTTACAGTGGCAGAGTGTGAAGCTGTTTGCGCGCTAGCAAATAAACTTTATCCTATTAAGTCTACTGTAGGTGATGGAGATAATAGTAAATATGATCCATCAGTTAGAGCTGTAGATACCTATAACATCGAATACTCTGATGAGACAGCTTGGATATTTAAGAAGATTGCAGCGGCGGTCGGTAAGGCTAATGCTGAGTATTATAAATATGATTTATACGGTATTACTCACGCACTTCAACTACTTCACTATAAAGATGTAGAGCATGGTCATTATGATTGGCATGTTGATTGTGGTAATGGAACCAGCGCAACTCGTAAAATTTCTGTTTCAGTTCCTCTTACCCATCGTTCTAAGTATGACGGTGGGGATCTACTAATTAATAATAATGGTAATGTAATTAACACTGTTAATGAACAAGGATCCATTAATATGTTTCCTAGCTACTTATTACATCAAGTAACTCCTGTTACTCGGGGAGAGCGTTGGGTTATTGTTATTTGGATTAATGGTCCTAGGTTTAAATAATGAATGTTTATGAAAAGTTATTTTTTATAAAGCAGTTTACAGATAGCGTAGGAGAGATATATGGAACAGAAGACTTTTCTGTATATCTCTACTCTCTTATAAAAATGCGCAAGCCTAAACGTGTAGTAGAACTTGGTACAGGTTTAGGTTCTGTAATGTTATGGAGTGCTTTAGCCTTAGAAGAAAATAAAGGTGGTCGATTCTACACAGTAGACAACGGTTCTGAATGGAGCCGCTTAAAACAGGCAAGACCTCGCATGGGGCCTTTGTTTCGTGAGCAATATGTAGAATATATTAATAATTTGATTGACAATTTTGAGTTTAATGGTTATATTAGTTTTATAAATCGTAATATTTCTATTAATGAGTTGCCAGACGATATAGACATTTTATTTTCAGATTTTGCGCATGGTCCTAAAGATATTATGTCAATGCTTATTGATGTATTACCTAAACTCTCAGATACCTCAATCTTGATGTTTGATTCTGCTTCTACTTACTACTCATCTTACCTAACACTGAATGAACTAGTTAAGATGTTAAATAGCGGTCATCTTCCTGTTAGCCTATCTACCTCTTCTGAGCTAATAAACAAAATTCGTAGATGTAGTTTTGAAATTAGGCATGTTGTAGAAGCTAAAGATCGTGCCCAAAATAGTACTGCGTGTATTTATATACAGCCTAAAGATATTTTTCCGTATCCATTAAGCCATATGAGGTTTTAAATGTTAAAGGTTATTGACAATTTTATTAGTGACCGCTATTCTAGTTATATATTTGATAAATGTGCGGCACTAAAGTGGACTTTTGTACCAGATATTTCTTTAGGTAGTACAGCTCAGAGAAGTGTTCCTGGTTTTTCATATAATTTTTATCTTCATAGCGATTTTAATAATAACGAACCTAAAACTATTGAAACACCCGAATATAGCTTTATAGCTCCAATGCTAATGGAAGCTTTAGATAAATTTGGATTACCTTCAGCAGCTTTTGATTCTTTATTTCGCAGTAGAGCTAGATTAACTCTTGCAAATGATAGACTTAGCGAAGAAGAAAAAATAGATAATCCTCATATAGATTATAAAATTCCTCATTTAGTTCTACTTTACTATGTAAATTCAACGGATGGGGATACAGTTATGATTGAGGCTAATACGGTACGAGACAGAATTCCACCTAGACGAGGTAGATGTATATTATTTGATGGTTCTATACTTCATGCTTCTTCTACTCCTGCTCTAGGTCCTCGTATAGTTATAAATAATAATATAAAACTTTCTTAAAGGAGAAAATTATGGCAGTCGTAGAATATATGTTTAACATTGACGATAAAGGAAAACGTTTTATTCCTGGTTTCATAGATAATAGAGGTCATTGGTATGACCCTACTACAGAAACTTATGTAGGTTGGATTAAAGATTCTAGGGATTTTTATGTTCCTGACTCTATTACAGTACTAAGTAAAGAAGATTTAGTACAGCGTCAACTTACTATTCATGCAGGTAATCCTATGATGAATATGGGAAATCCTGAAAGCGAACCAACTGCAATGACTGATGAAGAAGTTAGAACAATGGTTGAGGCTTGGTACGATTCTTTTGTAGCGGAGAATTCTTAATGGAAATTATTCTTGCTAAGAAATTAGAAGAATTATCAATGAATGAGCTTATGGATGTATTACGAAAATTACTCATGCAGGATAGAGAAGCTTTTAATACCTTAAAAGAATTAGTAGACGATATAACATAAAGGATTTTTTATGACAGACGAAACACAACAAACAACTGGCTTAACAATTTTTGAAGAATTGAAACAAGATTTAACAGTTAAAGACGGGTCAGAGTTTACAGTTCCTCTATCCACTATTTTTGGTAAAGGTACGGTTGCAAAAACAGAATCTTTTGGAGGTTTAAGCTTAGCTGAAAACGCCCAAAAAGTAGATTTAGCTATTGCTAATACTAAAGATTTGCAAAATATTTGGAACCGTAGTCATACTCAGTGGATGTGGAAACACTTAAACCTTTCTTACTTAGATCCTCATAAGAATATGCGTCAAATTGCTGCAGAAGTAGCTAGAAAACGTCAAGCTCTTAACGAGGCTAAGTGGAATCAAATTAAGACAGAAGTTAAAATTAAAAAAATTGAAGAACAACTCGCTGCTCCTGAAAACTTAGATTATTGGGCAGAAGTTGATCTTAATATTAAGCTTGCTGAGCATAGAGAAAAACTTGCTGAAGGAATGAGCTATGTTGAAGGAGCTATGAAAGATATCTTAGCTTTAAATGAGCTATTTGAACAATTAAAAAGAAAAACTGATACATTTAATGAACTAGATATTGAAAAAGAAGAATCTAAGGTTCATATTAAACGTAGTATTGTTCAGTGTATTAGAGATGTTCGTCAATCTGGATTTATTTCCAAAGGGGAGCAAGAATACTTAGAGCAAATAGGTGTTAATCCCTCTAAAATGATGATGAAAATCAAAGAGTATGTACAACAAGAAGCTAGACAAGAATCTTGGGATGTTGCTATTTTGCACGAATTTGTAGAAAAAGCAGCTAGTGAATTAATAGATAATTTTAAAGTTGATCAGGTTAGAATGACTTTAATGGGATTTGATTCTAATCCAGTAGAAGATATTATTTATCAAAAAGATATTATTCCTACAAGAGAATAAGTTTAGCTCGTAAATGCGAGAATTTATATGGCAACAAACAATTTTAAACTTATAGCCTCATCGACTATAAGCGGTACTAATGATTCTTTAATAAATACTGCAGCAGCAGCAACTACGTTAGTTATACATTCCGTATATTTAACTAATGTAGGAGCTGCTGCTTCTTATGCAAACGTAAAAGTAGAAGATTCTAGTGAAGCAGTGACTACTCATATAGCCTATAATACAGAAATTCCTTCAGGAGAAACTCTCATACTAGATAAGCCTTTAAATTTAGAAGCAGGCGATAAACTTTATGTTAGAGGTAATAACTTACAAGTTACTGTGAGTGCTTTGGAGATTAGTTAATGTATCTTAATCGTTTAGTCAATAGCATAACTGTAATACCTGAAATAGATAATTTATCTGATAATGTAAACCGTCTATATAATATAGGTGGTACTCTTTATTTTAACGGTTCTGAAATTGGTACTGGTGCTGGTGCTGCTGCTAATGATTGGGTAAATGCTAATGACTATGCTACTTATGACACTGTTACTGCTAACATTTTTAATACGTGGAAAACTGTTAATACCTCTATTGATGTAGTACAAAGTAATTTAAGTAGTGAAGTAAGTACTTTAACTGCTAATGACTATAATAGTTACACTACGCTAAAGTCTCTTATAGATACTATACAAGATAATGTCGGATCTAGTATATCTTCTGATAGTATATTACCAAATAGTGATAATACTGGCTATGTAGGCAATGTTTCTTTAGCATGGGGAGAAGGTTGGTTTTACGATCTACATGTCTCTAATCATGCTACTATAGCTAGTCAACTCACCGTTGAAGGTAATTTGATAGTTACAGGTAATGTAGTAACTGTAAATGCTACTGAATTATCTATTGAAGATAATATGATTTATCTAAATGCTAATAGCACGATAACTAATCCAGATTTAGGATTTGCTGGAAATTATAATGATGGTAGTTATGCTCATGCTGGTTTTTTTAGGGATGCCACAGATGGATATTGGAAAGTGTTCGAGGGGTATACCCCCGAACCAGATGCTTCTCCTTATATAAATACAGCACATGAAAGTTTTACCCTATCGGTATTTCAAGCAAGAGAATTTAGAGGTAATTTAGTAGCCTCTATTGCTAGTGTGAATTCCGTAAATATTTTAGCTAACGACTATAATACTTATACTACTTTAGCGTCTAATGATGGGGCAACATTATTAACTGCTCGTTCTAATGACTATAATACCTATACCACTTTATCTTCTAATGACGGGGCAACACTATTAACTGCTCGTTCTAATGACTATGGTACTTATGTTACTCTAACTGCTAATGATTTTAGTACTTACTCTACTCTAAATAGTAGAATCAATTTAGTACAATCTAACTTAGATTCTTTTTCAGGAGGAGGCGTTTGGACAGAAGATACCGGTCGTGCTTATTACGTAGGTAAAGTAGTAGTTAATTCATCTTCTGCCCAAACAGAACAATTTTATGTTAACGGTAATGCAAAAGTATCAAGCGATTTTGAAGTTGGTGGGACTTTAACAGAGTCATCATCCGTAACTTTAAAAGAAAATATAATACCTTTAGAAGAACAATTAAATAAAATTTTAATGCTACGACCTGTAGAGTACGACAAAATAGGAACTAAGAGTCATGAATATGGATTAATTGCTGAAGAAGTAGCTAATGTAATACCTCAAGTTGTTAGTGAAGGTAGTACTTCTATTCAATATACTAGACTTATTCCTCTTCTTATTAAAGCAATTCAGGAATTAACAGATAGAATCAATATACTAGAAAGTAAATAATGTCTTATTTTAAAGTACCCGTAGATAAGTTAGCATCTCGCCTTCCTGCTAAATTTGGATTTACAGAGTTTAATCCTAGTCAAATAGCAATGTTAGAAGGATTAGAAGATCATAGATTTTGGGTACATATATCAGCTCGCCGTACAGGTAAATCTAGTGCTGCTTCTGTGTTAGCATTAGCAAAGCTGCTAGAGCCTAATCAACAAGTTGTAGTTGTAGCCCCTAATTATAACCTTTCTTCAATTATTTGGGACTATACTACAGAACTCATTCAGGCTTTTGGTATTGAAACTAAACGTCTTAACTTAAAAGATCGTGTTGTTCGTCTTGTTAATGATAGTACTTTTAGACTTTTATCAGCCAATAACAGAGAAAGCTTAGTTGGACGTGCAGCTCATCTACTAATCGTAGACGAAGCTGCTATTATTCCTGATGATGAGTATTTTACTAGAGACTTAAGACCAGCACTTTCTACATATGAAGGTTCTAGAGCACTTTTTATTTCAACTCCTCGTGGTAAACAAAATTATCTTTATAACTATTATACTCGTGGGGCAGATGAAAATTATCCTGATTGGGGTTCAGGTCTTTATCCGTGGCATGTCAATCCTGCACTAAAAGAAGCTGATATTGAAGAAGCAAAACGTACTTTACCTCCTACTATTTTTCAACAAGAATATTATTGCGATTGGGTAAGTTTCGAAGGTCAAATATATAAAGTAGATGATACAGTTCATCTAATAGATACTAAAAAATATATTGAACCGGGAGATGACCGTTATACTTTTATAGGAGGCCTTGATATGGGCTTTAGAGATGACACTGCTTTTGTTGTCGTCGCAACAGACGGTACTAACTTTTTTGTGGTAGATGAGTATGTAGCAGCAGAAGGCACTACTTCTTCTCACGCAGAAATTATAAAAGAAATGACGGAACATTGGGACATAGAAAATATTTACATAGATTCTGCTGCAGCACAAACAAAAGCTGATTTAGCCTATGATTACGATATATTTTGTGAAAACGCTGTAAAGTCTGTTAATGACGGAATAAGTTTTCTACAAGTACTCATAGAAAATGAGAACTTATTATTTGATATTGAAAATTCAGAACGCACCTACGCTAGTGTGAGCGGATACCGATGGAATACTAAAGGTGAAAAAGCTAAACCATTACACGATTGGACATCTCACTGTTGTGATGCTTTACGCTACGCTATTTATTCCTATACGAAAGCATCTGCCGTAGGAATATATGCTTAAAACTAAATAAGTATATAAAAAAGAAAAGATAGAAAATAAATTTTTGACTGCAACCAAAAATAGATTTATAATTGAGAAAATGTCAGATTTAAAAAGACTGCCGGTAAAATATGTACGTGACTTTATTAAAAAAGATTATGTCTATGATACCAAGTGTTATATCTGCGGTTCAGAGAATTTATTAGAGCTGCATCATTTGTATAGCATCTCAGAACTTTGGAACGAATGGTTAGATAAGTATAAAATTAACTCAGATAAGTTAACAATAGATACTGTTACTGCATTACGAGTTACTTTTTACGAAGAGCATAAACACTTATTAGGTCCTAGCAACTTGTATACTTTATGCAAAATGCATCACTTAAGGTTACATAGTATTTATGGGGCACGTTATTCTAATTGGAGATCTGAAAAAGTCAAAGCTTGGTTAGAGAGTCAAAAAGACAAATTTGGAGAATAGAATGGCAGGTCCTATTAGTTGGATAAGAGAAAAATTAAATCCTATTCAGCCTTACCTACAAAGTCAAGAGCCTTTAATACAACCAGAAAGTAACGTTGATTTTAGAGCAGCCTATGACCAAGTAGAAATTATTCATCGTTGTGTAGAGATGATAATTAATGCTGTAGCAGGAATACCTTTTGCAGTTGAGCCAGGCCCTCAAGGAGGTCCAGTTAAGAAGCTTTCTAAGTTACTTAATACTAGACCAAACCCATTTGAAGATAGAACAAGATTTTTTAGACGTGCAGCTTTAGATTTTATTTTAGATGGTAATGTATTTTTCTATTATGACGGAGTAGACTTATATCTTCTACCTGCTAACGATGTAGAAATCGAAACTGATGCTAAACGTTTTGTTAAAGGTTATACTTATCTAATTGGTGGAGCAGGTTCAAGCTACGATTCAGGTTTTGAACCTTTTATTGGTTCTAGCTCTGGTAGAAATAGATCTCCTTCTGGAGGCATTAAAGAGTCAACTAAAATATATTTTGATGCATCAGAAGTAATTCATGTTAAAGATGATAGTGACGAAAGTATATTTAGAGGTAGAAGCAGGCTTCGTAGCTTAACAGACTTAATAAACCTTTATTATGCACTACTCAAGTTTCAACGTCAGTTTTTTAAAAATAATGCTATTCCAGGTGTTGTGTTAACGACTGAAACAGTCTTAAGTGCAAAAGTAAAAGATAGACTTCTACAAAGTTGGAGAAATTCTTATACTACTATTTTTGATGGTGCAAGAAATCCTGCTATTTTAGATGGTGGTTTAAAGATTGATAAGTTTAGTGATGTTAATTTCCAAAACTTAGACTTTGAAAATAGTGTAGAGCGTTTACAACAAGATATGGCAAAAGCTCTTGGCGTTCCATATACGTAACTAAAAAGTGGTAACAATGCGAATATATCCTCTAATCAGGTACTATTCTATGAGCATACAATTATCCCTATTGTTTTACAATTTACAAGCGCTTTTGAGCATTTCTTTAATTCGGCACGAGTAAGACCTGAACTAATATACGTCCCAGCCTTACAACCAGACTTAAAATCTCAGGCTCAATACTATTCTTCTTTAGTTAACGCAGGTATCATTACTCCTGATGAAGCTAGAGTTAAACTAAACTTCCCTGCCTTAGGGCAAGATGTTACCTCAAAAATTCGCGTACCTCAAAATATAGCTGGTAGTGCTGTAAATCCAGAGTTGGGTGGGAGACCTACTAAAACTGATAGCAATGAGGAAACGCCACAAACGGAGTTAAATAATGACTGATAAAAAATTTTATATCCATAGTGATAATATTGAAATAAAAGCATCAGAATCTAAAAAATCTTTTAAGATTGCTGGATATGCAAATACAGCATCTAAAGATAGAACAGGAGATGTTGTTACCCCTGAAGCGTGGGCTAAGGGGATTGAGAATTACAGAAAAAATCCAGTACTTCTTTATCAACATGATCACTCTAAGCCAATCGGTAAAGCTGATGCTATTAGAGTAGATAAAAAAGGAATCTTTGTTGAAGGATCTGTATCTGATGCAGCAGAAAAACTTCATGGTGTTCAAACACTAATTAAAGACGGAGCACTAAAAAGTTTTAGTGTAGGGTTCAGAGTAAAAGATGCAGACTATGATAGAAATTCAGACACTTTCTATATTAAAGATCTAGAACTTTTAGAAATTAGCGTAGTAAGTGTTCCTGCTAATCAAGAATCTCTATTCAGCATCAAAAAAAGCTTTGAAAACGATGAAAGCTATGAAGAATTCAAAAAACAATTCATTGCAGAAGACGCTACTAAAGAAGATATTATTGAACTTTCAATAGAAGATACTCAATTAGATAATACAGAGACTACTATCGAGTCTAATGTTATCGATTTAAGCGATGCTGAAACCATTACTATAGATGTAAAGTCTGTAACAACAGAGAAAGAAGTAGAAGAGGATTTAGAAATTGACGATGATCCAACTAAGCCTATTCCTTTCTATAATATGTTAAGTGCAGAGACATCAGAGCTTCAGAATGGCACTTTTGTACGTCTTAAGGGCAATCGTTATAAAATTAAAAAAATTGCGACAGCCGAATCCCCATATTTCATATTTAAAGAGGTTGACATTAA